CTGAAGGTGCCCCAATGAATTTTGTTAAAAATTCAATTGCTTTTCGAGTACCTTTTGACTTCCAAAGATATGGTGTGTTCAATATTATACGTCTCCACATCTCATATTCAGATTCTATCGGTGTATAACCTCTACTAAAACCAGAGTAGCTGATTCTTGATGTAGATACGTAGTTTGATAATAAATCATTTTCCAATACGCTTGACACCAAATCCCAACCTAACGTTCTGGCAAGATTTTTAAGAACAATATCAGGTGTATTGTTTCTTTGGTTATATGAAACAACATTTGCAAATGATATACCATCAATATAGCGTTTAACATCATCGAATTCACGACCATATATTCTTAATAGTTTAGTTACCTTTTGGTCAGCTTCTTCATCCCTATCACCATAAAATATCGGTATTGTATCAAAGTCACTTATTGAATCACTCGTAAGGAATCTAGTTATAAGGTCTGATTTTGTTATATCACTGTTCTGTGAAATTTCAATTAAATTATTTACATATTGTTCATAATTCGGTGTATTGAAATCTAAATTATAACCATCAGATGTTGGCCATGTAAGTGTTGTTGTTTGAAATAAAACTATACCATCCTCACTTTGAATCGGATATCTGAATGTTACGGTATATTTAGGTCTTATTAATGTATTTAAAAGATTTGACTCAAAATCATTAAGACCGTTAAAGAACGTATCAACCTTTAACTTATTAGGTTTAATGTGATATACACGATACAAATTCTGGGTATTGCCAGTTGTGGCAAATGGATTACCCTTTACTCTTATGGTTAAATTACCAGAATTTGGCACTGTAAGGCCCGTAAATCCAACCAAATCATATTCGGTATCATTGTATAATATCGAATAACTTAAATAATTTACGGTTAAATTACGTAACGGATTAGTTTCATTGAACGTATTTAAAATTGTACCATTGACCAGATAATTCAACTCATATTTGTTATTTATACCCAAATATGGAACATTGAAAGTCGCTGTTTGAGTTACAGGGTCAAAAGTATAATTTGTTACAGTATATGTAATCGTTTCATTACCATTTGGTGATGTTGCAACTGGATTAAGATAAATTGATGCTGGCCAATTGGTTATTATATTTTCAAGAGAAACACGGATGAACTCTGTCAATGAACCAAAATAAGCATGTGTTAACAGGTCAGACTCATCTAACTTCAGTTTAGCATTGGCATTATTATCCAATAATATTGCTAATTCTGTGTCAGATATGTTAATATCATTAAGTGTATAGAATTGACTGTATCGACCTAAATTATAGTTAAAACTATTAGGCGGTTGTAAGTTTGTTGAAACAACAAAATTACCCAAAGTGAATAATGCGGTCCCACCATCTTCCACAAACTGATTACCGACAAGATTATCAGCAAAATTACGATATTCTATACCGTTATTATAGAATATTTTCTGTGCATACCCAGCAACCCGTATTCTAGGATTTTCAGCCATTATACGTTAGCGATATTGTCAAATGTCTTAGTGAAATCGATATTATCCCTTTCTTCTCTAACCTCAAACAATGGTTTTCCTGTGAATTGGTCTTTGATTTCAAATAAGTTATATTGTTTGTAAATCTGATTCTCGAAGTTGTATATTGTGTATATACCATCTTCAAGACTCTTGGTCTGATTCGCAAATAATCCGTATGCTAACGTTTCAATATCATGTTCAACCATTTCAATTTCAATCATAATCGGATTGAAGAATGTATTGGTTATAATAACCTGTTGGTTAGGTTGACCTATGAATGGGAGTACATTCGGTTTAACATTTGTAGCTGAGCTTGGTGATACTGTACAGAACACCAATGTTGAGTTGTCATTAAAGTTATATCTAATAGCTTTTTGACTGGTATTTGTAAGGTTCTGATTAACTGGTTCAGCTCTGTTGTTTGATGTAACAACTTTAAAGAAATTTCGTATCTTAACATCAGAAACGTTTGTATTTGTATTAAGATATTCAATTCGATAACCTATAAGGTTATTATTTTCAAATTTATTCACATGTTGTGCTGGTATTTCAGCCAAATCAAATAAAATACCCTTAATGTCTGGGAAAGCCGATAGAACACCACAATCAACGATTCTCGTTCTGATTTCAACAGGTTTAATCATTACGGTATAAATCCCCTTTTGGTTAAATTGGGCCACTGGTAATTTTAATGTATACATACCACCAAAAACTTCAAAACCAGTAGTTACATTAGACTGAACCTTATTTGGGTTATCCATCTGTAATAGAACCTGTTGAGGGTTCAATTGTGCAACTGTTGTGTTACCAACAGCATCTCTACTTGGTGTATAATGTACCCATATTTCACAATCCGATGGGCTAACATCTGCTGGTCGGTTTATACCATAAATTCCACTACTCACGATAGTTTTCTTTTAATTAAATTGTTATTCCTTTTATCTACAACCACAATTTCAACGGGTAATACGTTTTTATTTACCCACTTAATTTTATTGTATTGGGTTGTATCTATTTTACCTGTCCACCTATTCTCTTTCAACCCGACCATAACATCATACGTATAATCTGATTTAACCTCTATATGCCTATCCTGATACGTAAAGTCTGGATAGTATGTACCATATGGTGTGTTTATAGGTTCACCATCAACAGGTAGTTTAATATTATCTCTTACTAATTTATTTATATAAAATTTTTCATACGTTCCCACACAAGTTAACCCTTCCACTTCGTATCGTTTACACACCCCACCCGTCTGTTTTCTAATACCACTTCTAGCTAATTTACGTTGAGCAATTGTCATATTACGTTTGGTTTTATTTGATAGTTTAACACCAGTCTTACTTAAGGTGGTAGCTTCACTTTTAGACCTTCTGTAATCAACTTTACTTAAATATTTGTTTACAAAAGAAGGTGTAAGTTTCATATTTTCCGCTATTTTGTTACTGTTAAAATAATTATCAAGGTATAAGTGTTTAATCTCATCCTTCTGCCTATCAGTTAGTTCTATTTTCTTTCCATTACTATTACAATTTCTAAGAATCCCTAAATCATTAACTATTCGTTTAATTGGCGTTTTACTTACTTCGTATTTATCGGCTATTTTCTGTAACCCCATACCATTCTCATACAATTCTTTAATATCATTAATTTTATCATCAGTAAATAATATACCATTTTTATCCCTATAATCACACCAGACGTTCCTTTCTGTTAATAATCGTTTAATCCTACGCTTACCACATTTATAAGTTTTAGCTAACGATGATAATGACGAACCAGATTGGTAAGATTCTATTATAGACCTAATCTCATCCTCGGTGAAATTTTTAATTGTGTATTGATTCGCCATATTCTAAATTTCTTTTATTTTTTAGTATTATATCTGTAAATAGCAAACTAACATATTTTTAGGTTACTGAAATCTAAAATAACCATTCCTATAATCTTGTAAAGCGTCTAAACCTCTTATTTCACCTAAAATAAGGTGGTCTTCCAATACTGTTGTAGCCCCTCTATCAATAAAAACATCACTTTGAACTTCTGGTGGACTTACTATTCCCATTAAGTATTCTCTTCTTATATAAGCTCTTAAATCAACATTAGTATTGTTCCAACCTTCACTAACAAATCTGAATTCGGTTTTTGGTTTAACTGTTACATTATTATTGAAATCAATTAATGAATATGTTTCATCTGAATATGTTTTATAACGTATACCTGTAGTTTGTGCATCGGTACCGATTAATGGAAAAAATAATGGTTCGCTTTCAGCGTCAACAGCGTATATTATTGGGTTTGTATCATCGACAACCTTTGTTACGCCACTAATAAAAATACCGAAATAATTAAAGTAGTTTTCAGCGTCATTAATTATTGCTGGATTATATAAATCAGCAGCGTCATATGACCTTACTAGGTCTAATTTATCATTTGTAAAACCGCTTACAAAACTCTGAGTCACCCAGCCACCAGAAAAAGACCATTGGTCA